GTTGAGGCTTTGTCTTCTTCGGAAAGCATGGAAGGATCTGCCTTTGATCGCGTTGAAGGCGGCTTTGTCGCTCAAGACACTAACTTTGCTACAGCCGGTGTAACAGCACCAGCAGCGGATGACAGCTTCGGTGAAGCTAGCTATCTCGACTAAACCTGTCGTTAACAGGTTCAGGTCTGGGCTAGAAGAGAGAGTCGCGCAGCAGATAGAAGTACATGGTTTACCGGTCGTCTATGAGACTGACAAAATCAACTTCACATATCCAGCTCGTGACGCTCGCTACACACCAGACTTTAAAGTGTGCATCGGAGACCACACGTTTTATGTAGAGACAAAGGGCATCTTCTCGGTAGGTGATCGACAGAAACATCTTCTGATCAAAGAGCAGTGTCCTGACATCGATATTCGATTTGTCTTTAGTTCCTCTAAATCAAAACTCTACAAGGGAAGCCCAACTACTTACGCCGCCTGGTGTGAGAAGCACGGCTTCGCTTACGCAGACAAACTAATCCCAGTCGATTGGTTAAGCCCGGGCGGTCAGTCTCCAGACATGTGACCACCGGGCCGCAGCAGTGTGCTTCCACAGGGCCCACTGCTCAAGGAGAGCGGGGTGGCTTTACCTCCCCCAAGCCGCCCCGTGACCTCCACCTTTTCACCCGAGATCAAGGAGACATCTCACAATGAATACAATCATGGTTCCAGATACTGGCGACGACTTCTTTGACAAGGAGCCGAGTTACGCTTTGTACAAGACAGCTTGCACTGCAGACGATTGCATGAGCAGCGATGCAATGACGGTTTATAGTGACGGACATACGCATTGCTATAGCTGTAAGAAAACAGTTCAGCCTCATGAGATGAACGGGGAGGGTGCTCCGGCCTCAAAGCCTCGCCCAAAGGAAGCCAGCGATTTACTGCAAGGCGAATACCTTGGGGTTCGATCTCGCGGCTTGACGCAAGAGACCGCTCGTAAGTTTGGCTACCGCACTGTTAACTACCGAGGCCAGCAAGCCTGGGCAGCTAACTATAGAGATACTTCCGGCGCGATCGTCGCGCAGAAGGTACGCACGAAAGATAAAGACTTCGCCATACTCGGTACCGGCAAAGGCATGACCTTCTTCGGTCAGCATTTGTGGTCTCGAGGCAAGAAGATCGTAATCACTGAAGGCGAGATCGACTGCATGACAGTCAGTCAGCTACAGGATCATAAGTGGCCTACAGTGTCGCTTCCCCAAGGCGCAGCATCAGCTCGCCGGTCAATCAAAGACAATTGGGATTACCTCAACGGTTTTGAGGAAGTCATTCTGATGTTTGACATGGATGAAGCCGGTCAGAAAGCAGCCCAAGAAGTGGCAGAGATGCTCCCTGTGGGCAAGGCCAAGATTGCTAGGCTTCCACTCAAAGACGCTAACGAATGCCTCTTAAAGGGCGAGGGTGGCGCGATAATCAATGCTGTATGGCAAGCCCGAGAATACAGACCCGACGGTATTGTGTCGGCAAGTGATTTGCGTGAGCTGGTCACCAAGCCGGAAGTGCAAAGCGACATTGTCTACCCATTCTCTCGACTGAATGAGATTACCAAAGGCATACGCCGAGGTGAGCTGGTGACAGTCACGGCTGGATCAGGGATCGGCAAGACGACCTTGTGTAGTGAGGTCGCAATGCATTTGCATTCAAAGGGTCAACGCATTGGCCTCATCATGCTGGAAGAGAGTAACCAGCGCACATTAAGAAATCTTATTGGCATCCACCTCAGTAAAAACCTGACTGTGGATCCCGAGGCCGCTTCGACTGAGGAAGTCGAGGGGGCATTTGACGAGCTGTTCGGTAGTTCCGACCGGCCTGTCTATCTGTACGATCACTTCGGCTCGACCGATGTGGATCTCGTTTGTAACCGCATACGCTTCATGGCTAAGGCCTTGGATGTTGACTATGTCATCTTGGATCATATCTCGATCCTGGTGTCAGGGTTAGCAACCGGCGATGAGCGCAAGCTCATTGATATGGCAATGACCAAGCTGCGTACACTGGTGCAAGAGATCGATATCGGCTTGATCCTAGTGTCGCACTTGCGCCGCCCCGAGGGTGACCGAGGCCATGAAGATGGTGCCAAGGTTAGGTTAGGGCAGCTAAGGGGCAGTCATGCGATTGCCCAGCTTAGTGACATATGTCTGTCGCTTCAGGTTGACCCTGAGGATCCGCACAGCAATGTCCGTCACCTATTCGTTCTCAAGAACCGCTTCACGGGTCAGACCGGCCCAGCGGATACGCTTGTCTATGATCAAGACACAGGCCGATTGAAGAGCGAACAATCACCCTTCTGATCAGCGCACAGGGAGTAACCATGTGGCCCCGAAAGACAACGACACTGTCTATTTAGACCATGTGGTCTGGCGGCTTAAGCCAGGCCTAAAGAGCCTCAGTAAAAAAGACATCTCTTATTACAAGAAGAAGCACAACGCTTCGAAGGTTCTCATAATCAATGAGCGTGGCGAGCTCGTTTACTACGACAATTAAAACAAGGAGCTTGTATGAACACGAAAAGAAAGATTACCCCAACGCACACACTTGATTGGTATATCAAATGGGCTGGCACCTTTATGCTGCTCGGTGGATTAGTTCTACGCGCATCTGAGTTTATGCCAGGCCTCGACATTCTGTTTACCCTCAATGGTACGATCGCTTGGTTTATCGTCGGCTGGTTATGGCATGATCGTTCACTCTTAGTATTGAACGCGATTGCCGCAATCTTATTACTAATTACCTTATTGTCTGAGACTGGAGCGGTCGGTCGTGCTGCGCTTAGTCTTTGACGTTGAGACTGATGGTTTATTACCTCAGCTAACAAAGCTCCATTGCATCGAACTATTAAACGCCGACACCGGTGAGCAGTGGGGCTATGGCCCTAAAGAGATTGAGCGTGGTATCGCTGAGCTCGAGGCTGCTGACGAAATCATTGGTCACAACATAATCGGGTTTGATATCCCAGCGATCAAGAAGGTTTACCGAGACTTCAACCCGAAGGCTAAGGTAACCGACACGCTCGTGTTATCTCACCTTTTACACGGCGATCTAAAGAATGAAGATTGGGAGCGCAACTGGCGCGATCCAGATGAGATGCCTAAGCGGCTCTATGGTTCCCACTCTTTGAAAGCCTGGGGTATACGCCTCGGCGATCACAAAGACGACTTTGACGGTGGTGACTGGAAAGCCTGGTCACCTGATATGCAGAAGTACTGCCGCCAAGATGTCGCCTTGAACCACCGCCTACTCGAGCACCTAGACACCGATAACTGGTCACAGGAAAGCATCGACCTAGAGCACCAAGCTGCTGAGCTGTGCTTTAGAATAGGCAACAATGGATGGACATTTAATCGCGACAAAGCATCCGAGTTGTATGCTGAGTTAGCTGCTGAGCGTTCAAAGATTGAAGCCGAGCTGCACGACCTGTTCGAGCCGTGGGAGATACGCACTCCGTTTATCCCAAAGGCAAACAACAGCAAGTACGGATACGAGAAGGGTGTCCCTACTGAAAAGGTTACAGTAGTTGAGTTTAACTACAACAGCCGCCGCCACATCGAAAGGTGCCTCAAGCACAAGTACGATTGGAAGCCAAAGCTGTTGACCGGCAATGGACACGCTCAGATCGATGAGAATGTCTTAGGCGGTCTTAACTACCCAGAAGCACAGAAGCTGTCGCGGATGTTTCTACTACAGAAACGCCTGGGCCAGCTCGCAGAAGGGCGCAATGCCTGGATGAAACTCGTTAACACTGATGGACGCTTACGACACCAGATTGTGCCTAGTGGCACTGTGTCGGGACGCGCCGCGCACCGGTTCCCTAATTTAGGACAGGTGCCACGGACTACTCAGCCGTTTGGCAAACAATGCCGCGAGCTGTTCACTGTTCCCCCAGGCTTTAGCCTTGTGGGATCGGATTTGTCCGGCATCGAGCTGCGGATGCTCGCTCACTACCTCGATGATGGTGGAGCCTATGCAAAGCAGATACTTGAAGGCGACATTCACACTTTCAATCAGAAGGCTGCAGGTCTCGAAACAAGAGACCAAGCAAAGACCATGATCTATGCGCTTTGCTATGGAGCTGGACCGGCTCGCCTTGGAGAAATCCTTGGAGCTGGTTTTAAGGAAGGCAAACAACTGCAGGATCGTTTCTTTGCGGGAATGCCAGCCTTTGTCTCATTGAAGCGTGGAATACAAACAGCCGCTGATCGAGGTTACTTACGAAGCCTTGATGGTCGTCGGGTTCCAATCCGATCGGCTCACAGTGCACTTAATACTCTGCTGCAGTCTGCGGCGGGGTGCATCTCAAAGAAATGGATTTGCTTAGTTGATACTGCGTTGAGGGACGAAGGACTGGATGACAGGACTTACACGGTAGCTTGGGTACACGACGAAATCCAAGTCACCTGTTTAGAAGGACTGGAAGATCATGTCGGTACTATCGCTGGACGAATGGCGCAAGAAGCTGGAAGAGCGTTCAACTTATCAATCCCAATCGACGCAGAGTACTCCTGGGGAACAACCTGGGCTGATAGCCACTGATGAGGAGCTTTTTCTACAGCTCCCAATGATGGCCTCGGTCTACACGGTTCTCCATAACACTTGGCGTTCTCCCTACACCACGAAATCAGACTTTGCCAGAGCTCACGCCAACTACGTTGCGATGTGTGCCAGCGAAGACCTGATTACCACAAAGATTGCAGAAGACACCTGGGGCAACGAATGGCTCATCACCGAGATGGGCATGGCGTTCATGCAGGAGCTGCAGTTCACATTAGAAAGGATGAGTAATGAGCTCGGAATCGACTTCCCGACCCCAGAAGCTGACCCTACTGATTGATGCTGATTTATTCTTATACCAAGCCGCTGCGGCTGCTGAGGATGAGATTGATTGGGGTGATGATGTTTGGTCGCTGGCTACTGACCTGACCGAAGCCAAGCAAATCTTCACAGACAAGCTTAGCCAAATCCACGACCGCCTAGAGACAAAGGAACAGATCCTGTGCTTTAGCGACCGTGAAAACTTCCGACGAGATGTTGACCCGTCATACAAAAGCAATCGTAAGAAGACCCGCAAGCCGGTAGGCCACAAGGCTCTCATCGACTGGGCTAAGTCTACTTACAAGCATTACTGGAAGCCGAGGCTCGAGGCTGATGACTGCATGGGCATCATGGCGACCAGCCCGGGAGCCAACACAATCATCGTGTCTGACGACAAAGACATGAAGACAATCCCAGGCCGCTTGTATCGACCGATGGCTGACGAGATGCTGACGATTTCTTTCGAGGATGCTCAGCGTAACTTCTACACGCAGGTTCTGACCGGTGACAC